TATGCCAAACAAAATTGTTATGTTATTAGAAGCAGTATTTGCCAAAGCGTTATTAGCAGTTGTATTGGCAATTTGAATATTTGTGTTTTGAGTTGTTTCAATACCAAACAGTATGTTTACATTGGCATTGGCTGAATTTATTTCACCTTGTAATACCGTTATGTTATTGGATGTTAAATTGGCAGTATTAAATGATGATTGAGCCAATAATGTGACTGTATTAATACTATTGTTCTGAGTATTTTCTATACCACTTAAATAAACAGTATTTGATGACGCTGTGTTGGCAGTAGTTCTTGCAAAAGAATCAATACTTCCTGTGTTTGCTTGGTTAAATGCGGCTTGTGCTAATACTGTGACGGTATTAATATTATTATTTTGCGTGGCTTCTATACCAAATAATATATTTACATTGGCGTTTGCTGAATTTATCTCACCTTGTAATACTGTAATATTATTTGAAGCTAAGTTGGCAGTATTAAATGATGCTTGTGATAATAATGTTACATTATTGATGTTGTTATTTTGTGTGGTTTCTATGCCAAACAAAATTGTTATGTTATTAGAAGCAGTATTTGCCGTATTTCTAGCATAAGCATCTGTACCAGCACCACCGGTATTTGCTTGATTGTAAGCGGCTTGAGCAAGAATTGTTGCCGTATTGATATTGGTGTTTTGAGTTAAATTAACACCAGTCAAATAAACAGTATTAGCTGCTGACGTATTAGAACTATTAAATGATGCTTGTGCCAAATTTGCAGCAATATTAGCTTCAGCAAAAGATGCCAAAGCAATAGTTAAATCTGTATTAGCTGTATTTGCTGCATATTGTACCAATGCGTTTGATATACCATTAATTGAATTGGCAACAAAACTTTCTGTGGCTATACGAACACCACCAGCAGTATTGCCGTCATGTACCGTAATAGCTCTTGAGTTTGAATCAATAATCAATTCACCATCAGCACCTGTCGTAGTTGCCAATGTTGTGTTAGCATATCTTTTGAATTGTAGAATTTTTGACATCGTTCTTTATCCGTTTAGTAAATCTATCACACCTGGTTGCGACAACAAATCTTCTGTTGCTGTGAATTGTACTATTGCATTACTATACGATATTATTGGAGATGAATTTGCTTCGGTAATAGTAGTAACATAGCCATATTTTGAATTTGCATTTGCTGTTGGTGGTGTAGGCGTAATGACAATATTTGAATATTTTGATTGTGCAACTTGATATGATAGGAATGTATAGTTTGTATTTGTTTTTGAACCTATAATAGGTTGATTAGAGACAAAATTACCATTAATATTAGTTAAAATTAATTGTGAATTCCTATTATACTCTACTACTGTAGCCGTAGCTGTTGCAACAGATGAGTTGTATCCTTGATAAACAATTTCTCCTGCTTGATAGAAACCAACTCCAGTATTCGCCATATTGAATACAACTTGATCTGTGGAAGATATATCATTGTATATGTTTGTAATAGAGGTTTTAATCAAACTTTGTGGTGGACTTGATGCACCAAAGATAAATCCTTTGACCGTAAAGTTTAATGTCCAAACAATCATACGAGTATCTGAATCACGATTGCCTTCATAAGTAACTTCTGAATTTACCTGATTTAATATGATAGGGATTTCTTTAACGATACCCATTTCAGGAATTAAGTTTAACTTAATGGTATAGTCTGGTGTAAAGAATGGCAGAATCTTTTCAATTATTTGAGTGCCATCTTCAATATTTCTTACATAGATATTTAAATCAAAATCAAAATTGTATGGTACTGGAACATATTGAGAAATTACCTGTGGCCCAGCATTAACGTTAAAGTTTCTTAGATTGGTTATTTGTTTTCTAGAAGCGTCATATGATAGGCCATTCATTTCAAATGACATTCTTGGCAAAGTCATCTGAACTTTTTTGTCTAAGTTTGGATCACCTTCAAGACGTTGAACATATAGTTCTTTGGCCGCATAGGCAATTGGAACAATAAAACGTTCTGCTTCTGTATTATCTGGATTATAACGAACTAAAGTAATACCATCAAACAGGTTACCAAATCCAATAACCAGTTTACGTATAACTCTATCGTAATAAGTATTGGCCATTAAATACTCCCGAACGGATTAGATTCGGACAAATCAATAATACTACCAGCATTAGTGTTGATGTATTGATTATCATATACTTCTTTAGGTGTAACAACAGACAAATCATTATGTGTTGTTAGTGTATAGTTTGCCTTACTGTTTAGACCAATAATTGCTTGAGTGTCTATAAATTCACCAGCAATATTAGTAACTGTTAGTGCTTTCGTTGGTCCATTCCAAGATTGTGCAATAGCCACAGTTGTTGCATTGGCATAAGTTTGATCTGGTGATTGAAATACAATCTCAGCACCAATATAGTTTCCTGTTCCTGCACCCATAGATAGTGTAATAGAGTATGCGTTGTCTGCTGCAATTGTATCAATATCAGGATTACCTGTATTGAGAATCTCTTGTGAGTATTTAAATTTCTCCATTTCTAGTTCATAGAAGTATGGGTACTTTCTACCTAACATAAAAAAGTCTTTAGTTTGATTGACAAACTTAATCTCAAATAATTCACCAGTACCGTTTAAGAATGGTACATACACTAAATCGCCTTCTCGTGGTCTGGTTATTGCAGACGGCATTCTTTCATTAAAGGACCGCTTAGACATGATAACAGAAATGTTGTTCTTAATTTCTAAGCCAAACTTAGAAAAGAATTCTTTTTCACCCATATATTCGCCAGAGTTCTGCAAATACATTTCAATAGGAAATGATGATCCAAATTTCTTGACAGGATCTTCACCATACAATAAATCTCTGGCCTGATCGTTGGTGTTCGGACAATAAAACGAATCGAATCCTTGAATCTTAATAGACTCAACTATGATATCTTCTATGACCCTTTGTTCAGGAAGACTGCCGTAATTGTTGAAATATTGACTTGTTGCCATATTAATTCAACATAAATTCTAATGGCGCTGTGTACTCTACTGCCATCTGTTCTTGTAGGTATCTAATCTCCTCAGCAGCTTCTTGTTTCAATTTCTGGCCATCTAGTGTAACACCACCAGGTAATTGTAGACCGGCAAACTTGGATAGGTTATTACCCCATTGTTCTTTGATAAGTGCCGTTGCATATCGTTTTAACCAACGGTCGTTCCATACCAAACCGTATTGTACCGGATCTATTGTGGCATAGCACTCAGATACCACAACTTGACCTACTGGAGCTTGTTGATAACCCCACGACCAATCAATATACAGTCTCTGCATATGTCTCTGGAAACGGATTGGAACTTCACCAGTGAACATGAGTTCAAGTGAACGTAGATGTTGTTGAGTTAATGTATAATTAATGTAGGACGCACTTGTAAAGTCATACAACTCATTTAGACGGAGTTGGTATCTTAAGTCAAACATATTAACGTTTGCTTGTGAATCGGTAATTGGAAATATACGGGATATACCAGCAATTTCAATTGTATTATTGCCAGAATCTACGGCTTGAGAACAATCTAAGTAACTGTTATTGATATCGTTTTGAGTGATTGTGTGAACCCAATAGACTTTTTGTAGACCGTCAAAGTGATAATCCTGCCAATATTGTAAGGCATCATCGATACGATCCTGTACCTGCTCGTCATCAACGTTGATTTCTATAACTGGAAATCCAAGTTTCTTCAGACAATATGTGGTAAAATCGGTTCTGTTGGTTATATTAGCCATGAAAAATCTCCTATTAGTATGTATTTATCTAATAGGAGAATGTCATTTATACCGTTGGAGTAGCTTCAGGTGTTTCTGTTGTACTGGATTGAACGGCTTGTAATTGATCGTTTGTATTTTTAATCAATTTATCAATAACTGTTCGACTCCATTTGTGTGGAACTTCTTCCAATTCTTTGATAATTTCTTGAATGAAACTAATTTTAAAAGTTACTTCAGGTTCTTGTTGTGTTTGTGTAGTCATAATGTTTTCTCCTAAGGATTAAAGTTGGATCATTGTGTTCGCTGGGAACTTTGCTATAAGAGCATTGGTAATTGTGATGAAAGGATCTTGTCCTGCAACTGATGTGGTGTTGATGGACATACGGCATAATTCTGAATTGTTTGCTGCATTAACTCCTTGAGAATTTGCTGTATTTGCTGCATCTCTCGTTGCATATACCGAAACATCACCACGAAGATTATTTAATGTATCTCCTTGATATTGTTGTATCACAAAATATAATGGTGCTTGTAACATGTTAACTCCTATTATTTGTTAAGTTTTTTTACTAGCTTATTTATATCAGGTAAATATAAATAAACAATTTCGCTTCTGATTAATGTATTTATGGCGTCTTCAACCGTCTCACATAAAGGTTCTCCTGCAAGATTTAGACTAGTATTAAATAGTACTGGTACTCCAGTTTTCTTATAGAACGCCTCAATTAGATTATAATAATTCAAATTATCTTCTTTTGATACTGTTTGTACTCTACATGTATTATCCACATGAGTTACTGCTGGTATTAAATCCGCTTTATCTGGTTTAACATCTACGGCATACATCATAAATGGACTTGATTCTAATGTTTCCATTTCAAACCAATCTTTTGCATGTTCTTCCATAACAGATCCAGCAAACGGCCTGAACCATTCTCGGTGTTTTACTGAGTTGACAATATCTTTACCATCTATCCTACGTGGATCAAATAAAATAGAACGATTACCTAGTGCTCTAGGACCTGCTTCTGCTTTACCTTGAAACATCGTAACAATATTTCCTTGGTCTATCAAATCTACTATTTCTTCTATTGTAGTATCTGTAAACTCCAGTAACCCTTTTGCTTCTTTTTGTATTGTTTCAATTGAAGCATAGTTTGGTGGCATACTTAGATATAAAGATTTTAAAGGTCTAATTGTAGTATCTTGG